GTACACCGGCACCTCCGAATGAGGTTCCGGAGTTCAAACGAACTTCCAACTCAACGGTGAAGTACTCTAGATTAGGGGCATGGGCTAGTACAGGGTGGGCAGTGAGTCCACGCTGTGTGGTTGCGTCTGTGCAGTTGAATCTAGCGGAGAACTTTCCGGTGCGAACCGTACTGAGTTCCTTGGTTGGTCCTGAGTTGAACGCAGAATAGTTAGCCGGAAGCGATCCAGTCCAATCATCAAATGATGGGTTTAGTGAGTATCCTTGAGCCTGAATAGCAGTAAGTTGCGCAGCATCGGCCTTTGTAGTAGCATCAGTAGCAGCAGCATTGATGGCATCATTCTTAGCTTGAGTAGCCTTGGTCTGAGCATCTGTCGCAGCAGCAGCAACAGCAGCAGCCTGCGCCGCATCAGCTTTTGCCTGAGCCGTGATTGCAGCAGCGTTGATTGCAGCAGTCTGGGCAGCGTTGGCTTTGTTCTGAGCGTCCGTTGCCGCAGCATCGATTGCAGCCTGTTGTGCTCCATTAGCTTTTAGCTGGGCAGTAATTGCCGCAGCATCAATAGCAGCTTGCTTGGCAGCATCAGCTTTGTTCTGGGCATCGGTGGCAGCAGCAGCGGTTGCATTGGCCTGCGCGGTTGCAGCTTTGGAAGCAGCGTCAGCCGCAGCAGCATTGGTCGCAGCAGTCTGAGCAGCGTTGGCTTTGGAGGTCGCGTCAGCAGCCGCCGTAGCAACGGCGGAAGCAGCCTGACCAACAGCGTCCTGAGCTAGAACCCAATCGTTAGGAGAAGCATTTCCTGTGTACACGTACTGCTTATAGTTGTCATCGGTGTCAAACCAGATATCCCCGATAACGTAAGTTCCACCCGTAGGCTTTGAAGTCTGGGAATAGTTCTTATTTTTACCGTTGGCGGCAGTAACAGCATTGTTCGCTGTATTTTGAGCAGTTACAATAGCTTGATCCTGAACGGACACCCAGTTATTGGTTGGAGCAGCACGCCAAACGTACTGCTTGTTCCCATCATTTGTATCCCACCAGATGTCTCCAGCCTTATGGGAAGTTCCAGCAGGAGGATCATCCTGATACCAGCTACGGTTCTTACCATCAGCAGTTGTCTGTGCATTTCCCGCAGCAGTAGCAGCAGTAGCCGCATTGTCAAACGCCTGTTGCGCGAGAGTTTGGGCTGTAGCAGCATTTGTTACCGCTGTATTGGCAGTTCCCTGAGCAGCAGAGGCAGCAGAGGCAGCGTTAGCGGCAGCAGTGGCAGCATCCGTAGCAGCCTTGTCCGTAACGATATCCCATGTTGATGTAGTTGTGTTCCAGCGCTTTGGCTTATTCGCGTTTCCTGTAGTATCAATCCAAAGATTCTGAGGTAGCTGATCCCCAGCAGCAGGAGAGGCAGATTGTATTAGAACCTTACCCTTCGTTCCTGCAAGGTTGGCGGCAGCAAGGGCATCAGCAGCGGCCTGAGCAGCCTTGGAGTCAGCCGTGGCAGCATTACTTACAGCGGTGTTCGCGGTAGCTTGAGCAGCGCTTGCAGAGGCCGCAGCGCTACCAGCAGAAATCTGGGCGGTGTTTGCTGTTGCCTGAGCAGAAGCAGCGGCAGAGGCAGCACTAATAGCCGCAGACTGAGCAATACTAATCGCCCCATCCTGAAATGGAATCCAGTCATTAGATGCTGTCTTCCAAAGATATAGTTTGTTTCCATTGCTGGTATCAAACCACATATCTCCCTCTTTGTGGGAGGTTCCGGCTGGCTTGGTGGTCTGATTCCACGTTCTGTTTTTACCGTCAGCAGTTGTCTGGGCTGTACCTGCCGCAGTGGCAGCAGTAGCCGCATTGTTGAAAGCCTGATCTGCTTTTGTCTGGGCAGCACTAGCAGCCGCAGCAGCATCCGTGGCTACCTTATCAGTGACAGCGGCCCATGTAGATCCGGAAACCCAGCGCTTAGGGACGTTTGCTCCACCTGTGGTGTCAATCCATAGGTTCTGTGGAAGTCGGTCAGCTACGTCCGGGGCAGCAGACTGGATGATGACCTTACCCTTGGAAAGTGCAACATCGTTTGCACTGGAAGCAGCATTAGCTGCATCAAGCGCAGCTTGAGCAGCATCATCGGCAGCGCTCTGTGCATTCCCAGCAGCGGTCTGTGCGTTTTGTGCGGACTGAGCAGCAGCATCAGCATCAGCCTGAAGAGCCTCTAGGGCTTCGTTAATTCCCTCGTCATTGACAGCCGAGAGCATTACAATATCAGCACTAGAAGCCCCCTCAAGGGAGGTGTTTCCATTATAGTCTACGGATGCAAGACTAAATTTCCATGTCTCTCCTACAGAGCAGATGTCTGTTGTGACGAACACAGACTCAGTTGGGAGACGAATAACGCCGACTTCAACAGGATTTCCTGCAACTCCAGCAGTAACCTTACGGGCAATGATGGTGACATATTGGAAGTCTCGTGGCTGTTCTGCATTGGCAACAAAGAGTCCATCCCACCATACCACGAACACTCCGGGCTGGGCAGATACAAGAGCGCTTGTCGGAACTGGAGGTGGTTCGGTGTCGCCAATGAATGGCTGGATTCCGTAAGACCCATCAGGAAGAAGTCCTAGGGTTGTGGAAACGCCTGTAAGGGGGTCAGTGGTAGTGATTGTCTCACGGACAACGACGTTACCCAGAGGTCGGGTTTCTAGAGACTTGATTCTGTCTCGAAAGTCGGAGAATTCTCTAATGAATCCACCGTCAGGTCCAATGCGTCTTACTTCTGTCATTTCTTCATTTCCTCTAAAACAGTTTCTTAACTGCCAATAAATTTGTCTTCCTTTTGAAGACTCACCTTTACGGTATTCGAGGTATCTCCGGTTATGCTGAGAATCCTCATTGGTGTTACACCATCTGGAAGAGAGAGCCAGCCTTTCATGACGACATGAGCCAAATCTCCGGGCCAAAAGTTTCCGATAGATAGATCTGCATCTGCTCTTACTGACATCTGTATTTCCAGAAGTGATTCTTTATTATACCAAAGGTTTGATAGTCCATGATTTGAAACAACTACAGGATTCTCGCTGTTTCCTACGTTAATCGATGTTTCCAGCAAAGGGAATTGTTGCTGAAGTGGACCCTCGTTTGTCAGAACCTTGATAAGGGTACCTTCATCCTGACCGGCACCAAGAGAATAAACTCTAAATGTTTGGTAAGATCCTGTAGTAATTGTACTAACATCAACTACATTACCTTTTTCAGGAGTAGTGTCCCAAACAGGTGTGTACTTTTGGAAGATCCGTGGCTGTTTCTCAGTTCCATGCCACATTTCGAATGTCAGCTGATTATCTCTTACAATTTTCGGCCTGAACATAATGTCTGGTCCATTGATTACGTTAGAGAGTTTTGTTAGAACATCGTTGCAGTTGATATTTTGAACATTGAATCCACGATAATTTCTTTCGTGATCAGCATCATCGGCCACTGTCTCATCAGGTACAGCAAAACTAATAGGTAGAGAGCCTGCTGGCTTCATTTGGGATTTCTTGACTACTTCCTTGGCAATTGTACCAAGTGAGAGTCCCTTGTAGGATACTACGCTCTTGTTTAGGTTATCCCAGTTGGATTGTTCATTTACAACAAACCTACGGGCCAAGACTGACCTGATGCCTCCACACGAGATACTAATATCAGTCATGTTCTCAGTTGGTCTGGTGAGAATTGGACCCGCCACGATAGGGTTCCCGTTCCAGAATAGAACGACACCTGCCCACCATGGGGCAAGCCACAAGCTAAGATCCACAGCAGGAAGGTCTGACTTCTTCAGCTTGAGAGAAATACTCTCAATTCCGTTTAGTTCCATAGACCATGATGCAGATTCGAAGTTTAGTCTAGGACCAATATTTCCAGAGACTACCTGAAAAAGATTTGCGGTCCACATTAAACAACCGGTCCTGCATCTTCAACAGTGAATACAGTTCCTTCACGGATGTATCCAGAGATATTTCCATAAACACCTACAGCAGTTCCCGTACCACCGGCACGGAACATACCATAGTTTACGGTGTGATCTCCCGCTGAAACTGTTACATACGACTCAAACATGATAGTGTTCCATGCTTGGTGTAGTCCCGGAGTAGCCCAAATAGTAAAGTCGGTTCCATCAAGGTTTGGAAGGAATCCGTATTCAACGAATTTAGAGTTATCAAATCCTACGGCTCCAGCAGAGTACATTGTCGTGCTGATGCTGAAACGAAGTCGTCTATCTGTAGGGACATAGATTGATCCATGGCCCTTTCTGGTAAGTGCGTTAGGGTAGTTTCCTGTAAAGGTATCCTGATACCTGTGCAGAACACCCAAGTTTGCACCATATGGGATTGAATAATCTACTGATCCGGAATTCACAGCAAGATTTGTATTGGTCTGACCTGCTGAGACTGTGTACTTACCGATGACCTGAGATCTAGCGGGAGCTACGGTAGCTACATTCACCTCAATCTCAGAATCACCCTCAATATCAGGGTAGCGCTGCTTTACATAAATAAGGTCAATACGACTGCCAGTTGTAGGAGCGGCAGGAGTTGTAATTGTTGTTCCCGTTACCGGAGCCATGACAACTTCACCTGCTGCTGTCCTAATGGCAACAACTCCAGATGAAACTGAATATTGCATGGCAGTAGGGCTTGTGGTAATCTTAAGTCCGGTGATAATTCCGGGAGTGTATAGTGCAGACCACACTTTTCTTACGTCGTCATCTTTGGTACCAGAAACAGGTACCCCGCCTGTGATTTTGGCATTTACGCCCCAGCCTGATGTCATTTTGTCAATTCCTCTTTACTATATCCAAGTATCTCGTATAATTATATCACACCAGCCCACTCCGGACTGGATTGGAATAAATCTAGGTCTAACTACTTCTCCGGGAGAAACAGACCACCATTTCCTGCTTGTGAGTAGGACAGATTTATCTACTCCGTTTTGAATTGCAGATCCAGCGCCCATATCAATAGTCACAGGGGATTGCATTGTCACTGGGCCTTGATATGTGATAACTCCATCGTAGCCATCAGTAATTGAGAATCCTCCAGTGTAGTTACCAGTAACCCGGAACAAAGGCCATGCATCGACATTTCCATTGTTGGTGATTGTCGAAGATACAACGCGGTTTTGATCAACGTTGTAGTTCAGCGGATAGGTAAGAATATAGGTGAGACCTCCGGCAACAAAGTTACTTGAACCAATGCTCTCTGTCTTCATCTCACCGTAGATGTATGGATCTGGAGCAAACATGTCAATCTTCCAGATGGCCGCTGTATCAGTCATCTGAGTGAATGATGTAGTCCCTTCCAGCCCGACTATAGAGTATCTTTTGTCTGCACTGGTTTCTACAGATAGGGTCTGGTACTCTCCGTCTGCTAGAAGCCCTACCAGTTCGTCTCGGAGCTTCTGGAGACCGGCTCTGCTGGAGGCTACGGCAGTTCCAGTGAAGCTAATGACTCTAGCTCCCATCGTGTGCTTTTCGTAGAAGTCTCCAGCAGAGACCGGTCTTTGTGAGGCTGGCCTACGTGCGGCAGTTCCATCCGTCCATCCAAGAACAGCAGTTGGGTCTAGAACGAACTGTTCCGCGACCCCTGCTTGCTTCCAAGATCGAAACACAGTGTTTCCGACTCTTGCAACTATTTTGTCGTTCTTCAAAAACATTTGTTATCCTACAGATTCTTGTGTAAGCTTCCAATAGAGCGTATTCATGGCAGATTCACCAATTTGCTGCTCATTCAATCCCGGAGACGGGTGTACTTGGAAGGTGACGTTTGTCACTGGACCGGAGCCAAGAGGGTTACCGTTGGCATCGAGAGTGGCAGTTCTTGTTGTCCCAGAAACCGTTTCTCGCGAGATAGGCGCTGCGGCTGTTCTATTAGTAGAGGCTGTCGCTGGTGTTATGGCTGGGAGCATGATATCCTTCATTTCAGGGATAGCAGCTTCCGCAAGATTGGCAGCGGCCTTCTCAACGAGTCCAATAGATGACTCGATACCGAGAGCAAGACCGGCACCTAGTTGCTTACCAATTTGATCACGCATAAGTCTGGAAGGTGACTTGATTCCGAAGAAGTTCTTCAAACCATCAACAACAGATGCACCGACACCTTTAACCTTATCAACAACAAACCCAACCATGTCAGTAATACCATTAGCCAGACCTTGGATCAGGTTTCGTCCGGATTCAACAAGAAGGGTTCCGAAGTTTCCTACTTTCCCGACAATATCTGAACCGAGTCGTCCTATGGTGTCGAGAACATTCTGAATGTTTCTTTGAACATCCCCGACAAACCCGGTTACTCCGCTGACAATGTTAGACCAAACTTGAGAAACAAATCCGCTGATGGATGACCAAACAGAGTTCCACGTTCCAGAAATTGAATTAATAGTACTGGAGATGACGTTTCTGACATTATTGATATGAATTGTAACGAGGGAGGATATCGTGTTCCAAATTGTGCTGAAGAAATTGGATATTGCTCCCCAAACCACGTTCCAAGTTGAACTAATACCGTTTACGACGTTTGTAATCGTATCACGAATTCCATTAATGATTGGCGTGTAAATCGCAACCATCAAATCCCATACGAAACGGAACCAGTCAGCAATGGCAGTCCAAGCTGTGTTCCAAACAGTTACGGTAGTCTGTATGATATTTGAAATAGTGTCGTGAATAGCAGTGATAATTGGTGTAAAGAATGCCACCATATTGTTCCAGATTCCTACGAAGAAATCGGAAATCCACTGCCATGCCATCGTCCATGCATTGGTGATGAATGTAACAGTATTTGAAATGACATCAGAGATACTTTGAATGATTGGTGAGAAGAATCTCACAAGATTTGTCCAAATACCAATGAAGATCGTAGAAATTATATCCCAGCCAACCTGCCAGATTGCCACAATAATATCAATGGCACCCTGTATAATGCTACCAAACAGGTTGATAATAGGTTGGAAGAACCAGACAATACCATTCCAGACATTTACAAAGAAGTCCTTTATAGCATTGAACCCAGTCATCCAGATTCCGACGTAAATGTCAATTCCGGTTTTGATGATGTTAGCGATATTTCCGATAACATCAGAGATGAATGAAACTACACTGTTGAAAGTATCTGAGACTCCCTTAAAGAAACCTCCGATGGCATCGTTTACTCCCGTGAAGAAATCCCCAAAACCATTGGCTGCATCTGATGCACCTTTTCCAAATCCTCCAAAGAAGTTTTGGACGTTGGTAACCGCCTCACCAATCCACTTTCCAATTCCACCAAAGAAATCTCCAGCAGCTTTGAGGGCAGCATCGAACATAGGAACAACATTCGTATTCCAGAAGCTGACAACATTTCCGACAGCTTCACCAATGAACTTGAAGGCGGCATCGACAGCATCTTTGAACCAACCAACATTGTTATATGCCCAGATAATTCCAGCTACAAGGGCTGCAATTGCGGCAACAATAAGTCCGATTGGGTTTGCAGACATAGCAATGCTCAGAGCGGCCATTGCCCATCTAGCTACACCAAGGGCTGTGGAAAGTGCCGAGACAACTCCACCAAGCCCACTGATGGCTGTGACAACGCCCTGAATGATTCCGACTACCTTGAATGCTGCAAAGAACGCTACAGCAGCGGCAACGATGCCCGGAAGTGCTGGTCCTAGGGTCTGCACAAGTCCTACGATTAGGTCAGCGACTACCTTTACTACCGCTGAAACGGCAGGAGCAATTGCAACCATTATCTCTGCAAGCTGGCTAAACAGCGGAGAAAGCGCTTGGATGATGCTAATTAGGGCATCACCGAGAATAGGAATAAGCGGGTCAATAGCTTGCTTCAGGGCCGTGATCAAAGGAAGCACAGCTTCTAGGGCAGCTCCAAGAATACCACCGATGTTCGCAGCTAGATTTCCGATGATGGAAAGGAACGCTCCCATTTTTGGACCCATTTGCCCTACTACCGGAAGGAGTGCACCGAATCCCTTCTCTATTCCATCGAACATTGCTGTGAATCCAGCTTGGAACTCAGGATTTGAGATGATTTTGGAGATGGCGTCAGCGAGTAGAGTAACAACTCCCCCAACTGATTCAAAAGCAGATTTTATGGCAGGAGCAGCATTACCAAGGGCACCAAGAATCTTTCCAATTCCATCGCCAAGAGCCGAAGCTGCGGTATTGGCACCTTGGAAGATGGTAGCCATATTTCTGATATTGTCAGCTTGCTTTAGCTGATTGTTCAGGTTGGTAACAAAATTGAGGATTGTAGCAAGACCATCACTACCGGCCATCTTTGCAGCAGCAGAAATGCTGTTGAAGATCCCTACAGTGTTCTTAATAACACCGCCAAGTTGCTTTAGCCTGTCAATACCATTGTTGATCCAGAACATAAGATCACCGTTTTCAGCGGAGGTCTTAATGAAGTCTCGGAATCTAATCGACATTTCTGTAAACCAGTTAGCAAGACGGGGCAATACTGACCCACCCTCAACTCCCATGATAACGAGAGCTTCTGTCATTGCTCCACCGCCAGCAGCGGCATTGTCAATAGACGTTGACAGGTAGTCGAACATCTGACGAAGACGGCCATTCTCGGAGAGCGCTGTCTTGGCAGAGTTAGCTACAGAGGTCGCCCATCGACCTAGGGCAGCACTTGTATTGGCTAGACCCTTCTGAAAGTCAGGGAAGAGGGTTTCAGCTAGCTCCCTGATAGGGTTCCTAGCTTCATTCCAGAAGTTTTGCTTGATGGTGTTACCAAGAGTCTTATATTGCTCTACCACACCGGGGAGTTGATTTTTGAAGTCCTTCAGTGCTATCATCAAGGTAACCATTCCGGTTACGAATCCAGCAGCCATGCCGGGTCCAGCGATAGCAGCCATATTGACGATACCAACAAGAGCAGAACCAAGGGTGAAGATTCCGCCAACAGAACTAATTGCGGCAGAACCAATAGACCCTACCAGAACTGCTATTCTGGCAATTCCGGGTACGGCCTTATCAATATTGGTGAACTCATGGGCCATCGCTTTGACGTTCTCGGTTACCACACGAGCACCGGAAAGTCTAGCTAGGGCCGCACCAACTCGGATAAGAGGGGAGGTATCTGCCTTGACATTGATCCTCATCTCCCTAGTTCTGGTGAGATTCAGGAGACGTATTCTGGCTAGTTCATCACGAATTTCCGGAGAGATTCTTGGACGACGCCTTCTCGCGGTAGACTCCATGTCATCGATCATGTCATCGAATTCTTGGCGTGCCTCTGCGGTATCAACATCTACAGAAATGTTTTGATCCGGAATACTTTCACTAGCAAGTGCCTGAAGTTTTTCCGTCGCTGAAGAAACATCAGCATCGACCTTGATCGAAACGGAATCCTTGATGGATTCAACTGCCTGACGGATATCACTCTTTAGGTGATCCGTGATGGCTCTGATGTCTACAAATGCTGACCCGATTACAGTCATTAATTCCGCCTAATTTTACCCAAACACAGGGATTCCCGGTAGGCCGTCTTCATCTGGTCCTACACCAGCTATTGGCACACCCAATTCTTCAAACTGACCTGATTCAAGTCGTTCGTAGAATGCCTCGTCATACTGGTCGCTATTTTCTAGACCTTCGTATACGTCGTCTGAGCGGTGGGAATGTGACTGCTGAGTACTTCTATCAATTCTACCATAAACTTTGTTCAATTTGGCTCGAACCTTAGTTAGGCCGCCATCCAAAGTGGCGTCCTCAATCACGTCAGCGCAGAGAACAGCATCGATAATATTCATCGCCCTATAAGCAGTGGACTTGCACAATAGTTCATGCAAGTCCACTCCTTTAGAGATATACTGTCCATCTATGAACGTCCAGTTACTAAGAAACTGGCGTCCTACTGCTCTGACGCCGTCGTAGGGCGCGAGGTGTATTCCTTAATTAGCTCAGCAACCGCTTTTGTGATCTCAATAATACCGACCTCTACCTCAGTATTACGTCCGAATTCTTCGATCTTCTTGTATTCTTCTTCACTGGTAGCATCCTTGAGGAACTTACGGAAAGCAAGAATGGAAGTAACATCATCACCATCCGAAGCTTCAAGGAAGTCAAGAAGGGCAAACCCCTGAATAAAAGGCTTGGCTTGGAACTTTCTTCCAGCTAGCTCAAAGGTGACCTCTTTGGTCTTTTCGTTCTCAGTTTCGGAGGTCTCACCAGACGCGGCAAAAGTTGTTTTGTCAGACATATGTCAGTTTCCTATTTCGTCGTTTATCGTACTACACGTTCCAAGTTATCTGTAAGATACTTGTTAGGTTTGGTTCCCGGATGGTGAACCATTTTGCTATACACTATTCTACCATGAGAATAAAATCTCAATGTTTGTGCATATCGAGGCAAGATAATGTGAGGCTTTGTACCGTTGTGATGCATAAGGGCAATTCGATTATTCGAACCCACAGTTGCGATCAGTCCCTTGGAATCACGGACTACCTGATATCTTATAGACCGCTTCAAAGCTCCAGACTTTACACCAACTTGACGCTTGGCGAGAGTTTGAAGAAGCGCTGCCCGTTTCTTTAGAAATTTTCCAACATCACCTTGTGGAGACTGGGTAAGGTATTCATACTCGGGATAATTCAATACAAATTTCATTATCCGGGGTTCTGATCCTGCATAGCGGCTGCTACGGTGATGACCAATGACATTGCTTGGAATCCACCCTGTGGGCTTCCAGCGGTCACATCGGCTAGTGATCCATTGATAAGGGTTGCTTGTCCAGCCTGAAGTCCCGCTTCAAGGAGAAGCATAGCGTCCTTCATTTGCTTACGGGCAATTTCACTCTGTACCTCAGCAGGAAGAACAGCTACTCCGGTCTTTTCCTTGCTGTACCTAGCAGCGATCGGAGTTGTCGGATTTGCTGCTGGAGTGTTTGGGAGGGGAAGTGCACGAACCACTTCAACAATGAATACAGCGGTTCTAGGGCCGTCACACTTGACCGGCTCCTGAGCTTGGCTACCGGGAAGTCCCGAGTAGCCCTGCTCAAAGGAAACCGTCAATTGCTCACAATCGTGAACAGTGTCACCCTGTCCTCCCACGGCAAGATATCTTCTCTCTGGAAGTTCTACCCCGTGTTCGGCATACGTCGCTACAACTGTGTTGAGAATGTGGTCCGCTGCTTCGACAAATTCATTAGGGTCGTACATGCGGATTCTCCGAATTAGTTAGTGATTGCTTCTAGCTTTGTAATGAGGCTGGAGCGTGGATCGTCTGAGGATTTCTCTGCATCAAGAGCCTTCTGTGCCTTTGTGGCGTCCGATCCTACCCAAGCTAGTACTTCCTTAATGGAACCTGCTGGAACCGCGTCTACAGGGGCTTCAACGGCCTCCTGTGGTGCTTCCTCAGTGGGAGCATCGAAGACCTTAGCCTCTTCTGTTACAAGTCCTTCTGGCGCTGCGTATGGATCTGTTTCGCTCATTAGTTCACTCTTTCTATTCTTGGCCCACCGGCCACGAACACTTTAGACCTCTTTTTGGCCTTACTTGGATTTACTGCTGCAAGGAAAAGATCTATCTCGTAGATCCCAACCTTGCCGTTATTAATGAATTCTTGGGGATCAAGGATGGTATATGAAACTCCTTGACGGGCTACAGAAGAAATACGCTCAGGCAGAGCACAATTTGCTGAACCCATTTCGGAGAGAATCAACTCGTTTGCAAGTCTTGAAGCGGCCCTTTTACCTGCTGCTGGCACCGGAGTTCCAAAGGTGTAAGTTACTTCCAACTCTTGGACATCGTTCAAAGCCCACGGAAGAGAGTTCTTTTGTACAATGTAGCTATTATTTCTTAGAGAATACTCTGAGGGATCAAGCTCTCGTCCCTGATAGGTGACAGAAATAATTGAACGGACAGGGGTATTTCTTAGACGCAAATTGCGTTGCCCCTCAAGTCCGCGAGGAATGTTATACATATTTCCGGAAATCAAAGCAGGATTTGTTACATTTGCCATGTTCACGTCAGCCGTATAAACTTCAGTGACGGTCTGAATACCGGTGTACTTCTTGCCAGACAGCTTATAGAGAACTTCGCTAGCGAACTGTACAGCAGATTCCGTGAATGGCCCAGTAGGGTCGAAAGTGTCTGCTGCACTAATCCATAGGGTAGCCATTTAGTCTCCAATACTCTTTCATCCAATTATATCACAATAAACACAACTGGCTGGCCCCAAAAGGAACCAGCCAGAGGTGATATTGATTTATGGTTATGTTGCTGCTTGGTAGCCAGTTCCAACTGGGAGGGACGATGTTCTCGCCATTCCAGCAGGTGTATCTGATGCAAAAGGCCAAAGTGGTGCAGCAGGTCCGTCTCCGAATCCTGTGTTACCAACGGCCCATCCTTCGAAGCTTGTAGCTACGAGGTCGTTCTGGATTGCACGCTCACCGGAATACTGCATCTGTGCATATGGGAAGATGTAGTGCCAGTAAGGGTTGGTTGCCGCTGCTCGCCCACCTGTGGTAGCTGTGGACCATACTTCAATAGCAACACCGTTAGGAGTTGCATCAACGCCAACAGGCGGCATGGACCAACCGACAGACTTTCCACCAGCGGTGAGAAGTGTTCCACCAGCAATCATCTGTGAAAACTCAGGGTCCGGGTCACAGAGGGCAATGCTGATTGTGACGCGCTTCAGGGTACGTGCTGTCTTCCATGACTGGCAGACCGATCCATCAGCGGCTTTAGTAGTGAATTCGTCGCCATCTTCGTACTCAGGAGTGTATCCTAGAGAAACGAACTTCTTGGTGACGTATGAGGCGCTTGGGCCAACGACAAGGTTACCTGCGGAGTCGAGTCTTGTGACACGAATCGCGTAACCTCCAACGCTGCCAGCGTTATCATGAGCCATTTGGTTCTCCTAATTTATGCGTAATCTAGTGTGAGGTCAACTAGTACTGCGTAAGCGTCTGTGGTAGACCACGTGACGGCTGCTGATCCATCTACGAAATACTGAATTTCATTGATGGAGGTGTTGATAGCCTGATTGAGGTTTCCGGGAACTACGATGGTGGGTCCAAGACGTACGGACACGGGGCCGGTTGCGTACATCCACGCCTTACCTGCTCCAGCATTTGTTCCGTCAGGACCCTTCTTTGAGTAACCAACTCCGGAGACAACAGAGTTTCCAAGAGGTGTAACCAACTTGCCCCCATCCTTGTCAAGGTTCAAGGCTGATCCGACGACTCTAGGTGTGTGGATGACTCCAGCAGCGCCCACGGAAGCATTTCCGAGAGCTTCTTCCAAAAGTGCCAGCCCGTAACGGACCTTTACAGCAGTTCCAGAAGTAGGAGTAACATCGACACTTGACGCCGAAGCGAGGTACCTGTTATCATTATCAGAGTCAAGAAGCTTGGCAATGTCGCCATCCCAGAATTCGCGCTCAATGGCTTTCTGCATGACAATATCGAGTGCCATCTTGGCACTGGCTTCAATTTCAGCCGGGTTCGTTCCAAAGGTCGAAACCTTGATGGACGCCTTGACATCGAAGGGGTAGTATAGTTTAAAGTGCTCTTTGGAAGCAGTGTTATCTACAACCGTCACTTCTGTAGTGTCTGCGGTGGTGCCAAAAATGGCACCATTCGCAATAACTAGTCCAGCATCTAGATTCTCATAGGTGATCCCTGAGGTCCAGAAGCTTTCACTTTCGTCAAACGTAGTGGTAGCTGGACTCAGAATTCCATAAGAGGCGACCTCAAGTCCCGCTGTGGGGACAAGATTTGTGTTTCTACGTGCCATGATGTATCCTTAGGTTAATTCTGAGTCCAGCTACTTTTACTATTTGATTTTCTACTAGCCAGCAACCGCTGTAGTAGCAGAGGATGAACCCTTGATCTTGAGGGCAGAGGAAACGCGTAGGGACTCTACGCCAACCTTGGCAACGCCTTCGAAGGTCTCAAGGAAGACCTTGTAGTCGTTGGTTCCGTTGAGTGTGGAGTCACGGACAAGTCCGAGATCAAGTGTTCCACCGTCAAGGAAGAGGAAGGTTCCCTCAGAGAAGAGGTACCAGATAACTGTGGATGGGAATGGGTTGAGCGCTCCGTCAGCCTGTGCTCCAAAGATCTGGCCGGTCTCACCATCAAGGTGCCAAGAAACGTTGATCTTACGAGTAGCGAACCACTGGTTGATCTCAGCCTCAGCAAGGTTGAATGTTCCGTCGCGTCCGTCACCCGGAAGCTGCTTGGTTAGGTCAGAGCGCAGAGCGTTCTTGAACCACTCAGGGAAGATCGTACGAAGCGGTGCTTCTGGATCAAGGCGGTAGCGGCTACGGTAAGCAGCAGCGGCCTGTTCGATCTGGACGAAGATATCGCGTGCAGCACCAAGCTCAGCAGCAGCGGTAACCTGTGTAGAAAGGGCACCGATGCGGGTAAGAAGGCGAGTCTCAGCGAAACGTGCGTGCTGGACCATTGCAAGCTGTGTGTGGCGCTCGACAAGCTCTGGGTAAGCGCGGCTTGAGAGGTTACCGAAGGTAAGGCAGAGCGGAATCGCGTCGGTGTAGACGGTGATTTCAACACCAGCGGCTACGCGGAGGCAAGGCTTGACCGGGTTCGGCGCACCCTCTGTGGCTGCGTCGATGTCATCCTGCATGGTCCAAAGGGAAACTGCACCCTCAAGATCAGTTAGGAGCGGTGGTGTCATGAAGCGGAGACCGCCACGATCAGCACCGAAGACTGCAAGAGCATCACGGACTGGGCGGACAGAAGTCTCGCCAAGCTCGAAGATGTCATAGGAAGTCTCAACAGGAGCGGTAAGACCACCGGCAGCTACGATAGCTTCTGGAGCTACAACTGCGTTGATCTTGGAGCGGTTACCCTCGATGTCGTTTGCATTAAGCATACGGCCTTCAGGGAAGGTTGTGGAGAATGTAGCAACGGTGTGCTGTTCTCCGTCTCCACCGGAAGTGCGGCCCATGCCGTGCTTGCGGGAAAGAAGCGCCTGAGCAACTTCAGAGATGCTGGAAAGCTCCGAACCTGCTGTAATACCCGGTAGATCAGCACCAGCGGTAATAACTACCGGTGCAGTCGCCTTAGGTGCAGGCTGGCGCTCTGCGGGAGCTTCAAAGTTTTCAAGCTCATTTGGTGTGTTAGAGGCAGTCACAGGTTCCTCCGAACTTTCTGTGTTAGAATCTTCTGTAGCGAATTCTGCTACGGTGTCAATTGGGGTTTCGGTGGCGCTTTCAGCCTCCGGAGCTTCTTCAACAACAGCGGCCTCTGCTTCAGGGGCTACTTCTGCAACAGCTTCCGAAACTTCAGCGGCTTCAACAGCGGCTTCTGCTTCAGGGGCTTCAGCGATTGAGGCTTCAGCTTCTACTGGTGCATCTACGACGGCTTCTGTGACAGTCTCAGATTCAGCGGAGAAAGGCTTTAGATCCTTTTTCTTCTTCTCTTCGTCGGCTGGCTCTTCTGCGGGAGCTTCATCGGCAGGTGCTTCTTCCTCGGCAGGGGCTTCAGCAGGTGCTTCTTCCTCTTCCTCGGGGTCTTCATCAGTTGCCGCAAGTTCCTCTTCGCCGGACTCTTCGCTAACTACTTCTTCGCCAGCTTCTTCAGTTGCTTCTCCAGCATTCATGCGGGAGATTGCTTCCTCAGCCTGTGCGGCAAGTTCAGCGGCCTCAGCTACACGACGGTCCTGTTCGGCTACAACGGTGTCGTTGTGGTCGGCCAGTTCGTTCATAGCTTCTACGGCTTCACGGGTGGGGTTGTCTCCAATGGAGTCAGAAAGTGTACCGAACTCGGCAACAATCTGTTCCTGTAGGGCAGTAAGTTCTTCCGGAGATAGCTCGCTTAGGCGATCTAGATTTTCACGGATTGAATCCACAGTCCCTCCTTAGATTTAATAGAGGTGGACGAATGTCCATCGTTTGATTTAGTCCTGCGGCAGAAGGGCGAATGTTCTTGACAATTCGCGCTTTTTCAAGTATGTACTCAAGTATATCACAGGATTTTTGGGGTGTTACAAAGTTTTTCAGACTAGCTATTGAACTTTGCACGTAGTTGTGCTACCTTAGAAGCAAGTTCTGCTTCTTCCTGAGTCTTACGGGAAGTCATACGTGCTCGGGCTGTAGCGGCCTTCTCGGAGAGTTCAGCATTTCGCTGAGACACGAGGGCAGACATACGGCTACGTGCTGTTTCCACATCAGCAGATAGAGTAGACTGCTCAATCTTGTTGAGACGGTTCTCAATTTCAGACATCTTAGAGTTCTCTCGAAGCTCTGCAAGGTAAGCTGCTCCAGCGGCCACCAATGCTCCCGGAACTCCACCAGAGGCAGTGATCGCACGGGCAATTGGGAATCCGGGGACATTGACTTGGCAGACCGCGACAAGTTCAAGACGGCCATTGATTGGACGCCAGTCACCTGAAGGAGAGGATGCACGGAATGCACGAATCTGAGAAGGTGTGACATCAGGTCGTAGCGCACCGGCTACCCAGATGCCAAACTGGTCTTCACCAGCAACGACATCGGCCACAGCAGATGCCGTGTCATCATAATGCTTAATGGCTTCATCGGCAGACGCTTGAAGGGACGCGTGTCCTCCTGCTAGAGTAAGCTGTCCGACCTGAATGTCACCCTCATCCGTACGGAGTGCTCCGGTGCGGAAGTATGCGTACTGCGAAGCAGAGCGAGGTGGCTTGACTCCACGTCCCATTCCGATGTGCGAGGTCTGCCATGAAGCGATATGTCCATAGACCTTTCCATCATCATCAATGGTCAATGGTGTAGCCTGTCGAAGTCCCGGATCGCGGAACCACGCCTTAGGTGGGACAACCGGAGCGGCTGAAGCAGCAAGTGCAGCTAGCTGGTATTCGTAGTCTTCAGGAGTCTCTTCATAAATTCCATCCACAAGGGGAAGGTCTTCAAGCTCCAATGTTGGTTCTTCATCCATAATGATATAGCACTCCTGAAATGCTGGCTTTGGTACGATGGTAATTCCCATTAGACGAGCAGCTTCAACTTCAATCTTCTCGTTCTTTATGGAATTCTTCTTGCTGGCAAGTTCCTTCTCATCATCAGTCGGCTCTTTGACTTCTGCTTCGAATTTATCAAGGTCCACAGATACTCCGCGAAGGAATCCTCCGCGAACCATTCTCTCTGCTTCTCTACCGTACGGGCCAACATCAAATACTCCACGGACATTTCCAATTCCATGTTCCAAGTATTCAATTGAATCTATACGTCCAACGACAACAGATCCTTCATGACCGGACCCAGTTTTGATCTGCCACATAAGGGGTAGCGGAAGATCGCGAGATGTGATAGAGTCTTTCTTGAAGGAACGTTCGTCACCGGAAGCAACTTCAGTCGGAACCGCGAGAGGAATAATGAAACGTCCACCAGAAGATTCAACAGCAGAAGCTAGAATTGCAGCTACGACAGGTTCAGCACCCTCAGTGTCAAAGTACTGTCCCCTTTCCTCATCGAAGTTGTAAAGTTTTACGTCGATGTTGTTCTTGAGGGAGAATTGTTCAGCTACACTGGCAGCGGAAGCAACCATAGCTTCATCATAGTCTAGTGTCTTGATGAGTTCTTCATCAAACTGTGGCATGATTTTCAAAGGTTACTTCTTTCTTCTACGCGGAACATATTGTCCCG